TGTAAGAACTTCTGCTGTATTATTTTTACTAATATAAGGTATTTCAATAGAAATGTTAGTTAATGAACTAGGATTAATAATAATGTTTCTATTTGCACTAGTTCTATAATATATTTTAAAGTTACCAGACGGTAAGTTGCCAAAGATACCGTCGCTGAATACAAGATTAATTCTGTCTTCAATTCTAGATGTTACAGCATAAACATTTCTTACACCCTTAAACAAACTATTATAGATAATGTTATTACCTTCGACTGCTTCTAGTTTATTCCAAAGTGCATTTTCAAAACCATTTGAATCTACACTATAAAGCCAAACATCTGAATTGTTAATGTTTATTGAATCAATTGCTACTGTTTGGTTTGGTGTTGGATTGTCTATTCCAAATGTTCCGGTATCTAAACGTCCTTGACGGAAATGCATAAAAAATCCGCTATTAGATGAACCTGCTCCTTGACCGTTGTCTCTGTAAAGTATAGTAGGATTATTACCAGGCAATGGCGGCTCTTCGACGATATTTCCATTTTCAATATTTGAACTAGTAACTTCAAAACGTGTGCTTACACCTTCTACATTTCTTGTAAAAGGAAATATAGGTACATCAGTATTAGTTGCATTAAAACGGTATACTTCTGTAGAAACACCAGAAATTACTTCTGAGTTAACCGGGCGGCCAAATGTTCCATTTACAGGAAGTGCAGCATTCATAATTTTAATAAATTGTTCAAGATAGTTAGTGTTTGATCTATCATTCCATAAAATTGTTAAACCTGCTAAATTTAAACCAGTACTATCAATTACAGTTTCAGTAGTTTTAACTGTATCAACTTTTAGTAAACCGTTTGCTGCTTGGTTACGTGTTACATTATAAGACAACAAACGTGCAAGACGTAGTATACTTTCTCTACGTTCTGCTGTTTCGAGGAAGTTTTCTCTAGCGTTTAAATCAATACGGAATGATAAGTTTTGCCCGAGGAAAGCAATCATATCAATTAGTGCAAGATATTCACTTGACTCAATGTAATCGTTAAAATCTTCTGGATAGTTTTGACGCAGATAGTTAATCATCGTGCGACGAAGGTTGTCAAAATCGTAACTCTGGAAATCAGCGTTACGGAAAGATTGGTAAATTGCTTTCCAATCTTCTGTTACTAAAAGTCTTGATTGTCTGTCAGTTGAAGACATATTCCGTTTCCTCGTTTATATTAGATATTTATCTGATATGATAAAGTGCTAACTTTATTATTTAAGGCCAGCAGCCTGATCAAAACGGAATAAAAGTTGTTCTGAAATATTGTATGGCAAATATGAAATAGTACAGTCTACAGTTATTCCTGACTCGTAAGTATCTACTAAAATCTGTTCTACATTTACCCTTGGATCGTAATTTACAATATCAGTAACATTTTTAATTATAGCATCTCTAATATTATTAGTAAAAGGTTCGAATAACAAATCCCAAATAATACATCCAAAAGTTGGATCACTTAATTTTTCACCTTGGCGTATATGAAAATGATTAATAATGTCTTGCTTAATTAATTCAAAGTCATAAAGTGCAAAACCTTCACTATTTTCGTTACTACTAGAAAATCCTCTGTATGCTCGACCGCTTGTTGCTTGTTGCGGACCACTTGATACAGTTACTCGTTTATAAAGATTTTTTTCTAATGTGCTCATACTGTATTTACCCTATTACTGTGCGCCGCCACCGTCGCCTGCAACATCTGTATCTTTTGTCTCTCCTTGTTGCGGTTCAATTTCTTCTGGTAATAACGGTATTTGTCCGTTCTTAAGTCCAGGCACTGTACCGTTTTCATTTGTTGCTTTACTAAAGTGCATAGCATCATCTAATGAACGCCAATCTCCGCCCCAGCCTAGGCCATACTTTTTACACAATGCACGTACTGCTTCAACCGGCATATCTGTTATAGGTGCGTTTGGTGGACGAGGTTTAAAGAATCCGTTTGGTCTTCCATTCATTACATTGTCAGGCCAGTTAATATCAATGGCGCCGCCGGATGCGTGTACAGACCAACTTGTGCCACTAACTGTTCTACGTTTACTGTAACCACCGAGTTTCTTAATTTCGTACCCAGTTGCTTCAAGTTCGTTAATAAAGTTTTGGAAATCATCAGCAAATACTGCTGCAACCTGTGTGCTTTTTCCAGAAGCAGATGTAATAGTAGCTAGAGGACCATCTGTTCCGTCTGGGTTAAAGGTTGCTGTTGTTTCTGCTTTGCGTCCTGGAGGTGCTCCAGTAATTCTAGGACCAGTAGTTGTAACACTTGATTGATCGTCTTGGGCTCTAATACCATCTCCAGTTGTACCTGTAAACGAACCAGCAGTATACGCACTACTTTGAACAAGATTACTAGTTGCAATACCATCTAAGTTTTTACGGAATGAGTCAACTGTTAGTACACGGTCATTGAGTGGAAGCACACCTGGTTCTTCTCTGTCAGTTTCTTCAGGTTTAAATCCATAAGGATTAGCATTTTCATGGTGCGGCCAAGGCTCGTGCTGTGGAGCTCGTGTTAGTATACTTTCAAAATCAACTGCTGTATGTGCGCCTGGTAAAATATAAGGTAAAGTGATCATTCTTAGAGGTTCAACAGGCGTTGCAGGTCCTGCTGGAGTTGCTGTTGTTGAACGTAATGCTTCAAGAGGATCTACTGGAACTCCGCCTTCACTTGCTGGCGAACTAGCACCATTGTTCCATTCAATAGCAGCAGAGTCTGCTGCTATTAAACTACCGCCTTGAATATTAACTGTACCAACTGCATTATGAAAGGAGTCTGCGCCAGCAATAATATGATGACTTGCTGCTGCTGCATGATGTATATCTTCAGCAGACAGTACAACATATTCTGCTGCGGATTTATGTCTAATATTTGATTCTGATGTTAAATGTACTTCGCCGGTGATCTTTGTATGACTATAACCGTCAACAGTAGTTTCAGTATTTCCTTCGACATAAGAATGACTGTTGCCGCCGCCTTCAACTCGTGTTTGCATGCCAGTATTTGTTAAAAAATGTATACCGGCAGCAATATCATAAATGTTAGCATCTGAACGTCTGTAAAAACTATTACCCGATGTATGATGTGTTGCTTTAGTCGACGATTGATAAATGTTGTTATCGGTATTCAAATGATAATCTCTATCAACTGTTGTTCTCATGTCTTTATGAACAACGGTATGACTATAATCTTCTACAGTTAAATGGTAGTCTTTGCCAACGTGCATATGAGTATTAAATGCACTTTCAATTGTTACTCTACCAGAATCTTTACCGTTATCAGTTTGTTTTTTATCTGAATATCGCGCCGTAGCCCTCATATTAATATTGCGGCCTGCATCAAGATTAATATCTCTACTAGCAGATAAATTAAGATCATTGTCTGAAAATACACTTACACTATCTTTAGCATAAATGTCAATTTTACCATCACTGGTCATTTCTAACCAAGCAGTGCCTCGACTATTTCCAATATAAATTAAATCTTCAGAATTGTGTAGTAGAATTTGGTGACCTGTTCTAGTACGAATGCGTGTTAATTCGTTTTGCGGAACAGTTTCGTCACCGCCAGTTTCGCCTGCTTCTCGGTTAATATAAATTGGCGGGCCGTCGGCAGCATGTGTATTTCTAATAAATTTATCATCACCGTCGTCCATAACAAAACTAGAACCGCCTAGTCTATTAAACGGAACATTAGCAGCACCTGTGCTAGTACCATATTTTGCTTTTGGATTGCCGTTACGTTTATCTAAAGGTCCTGGTGTTGAAATACCAAATACCATACTTGGAGTTTCTCGTCTAGCACTAGTAGTAGTTGTACCTCTTGCTTCGTCGAGTATTAAACCTTGTACTTCTAGTATTTCTGTAAAGTCTTTGTTGTAGGGTTTTTCAAATAGTGTAGGATCTATTTTAGATCCTGATTCTATTAACTTATTATATTCACCTACTGGTAGTTTTGTACCTTTTAAATTATCAGGTGTACCGGGCGTAGTATTTTCTGTAACGGCACGACCATCCGGTAACATAAAGTTCATACCAACGTCTTGGATACAACCTATCCAATAACCGTATGCTGCGCTACCTTCTGCAAATATTACAAGTACTCTTGTTCCGACATCTGGAGGAACAGCCCACATGCCGTAACTTTTCTGGGTAAATTCGTATCCGTCATTAGGTGTTAATCCTTTATTTGGTGTAACACCGTAAAAAGGACTTAGGTATCTAACATTAACAAGTTGACCGCTACGTTCAGGTGTGCCTGAAGCACCGTCGTACTTCAATATTTCAACTTCTAACGTACCCATGTACAATGGGTCAAGATGACTTACAATGATTGCCTCATAAGGACCACGGTCTCTTATTTTAGATTCTTTAACTCTTGTTCTTGTATATTGGTTTGCCATCTATGTTTCTACTTTACATTAATTATTTTTAAACGTAACCACCGGTGGTACTGTTTGATAGTTTGTTGTATAAGTTCCGCCTTTTAAATCTACACCAGATTGCTTTGCTGTAGCTTTGGTTTCGTCAATTTCATTTAGTTTAGATTTCAACTGATTTACTGATTGTGTATAACTTGTTTTATTTTTTACTCTATTACTAACCGAGTTAATTGTAAGTCCATATGGATATCCCATATCAATTTTACTTTCTATAACTTGTTTTGCTGATTCATTTGTAAATAACTGTCTTTCTAACTGTACAATTTCGTCACTTCCCGGATCAGAGATTTTAAGTTCTTCAATTCTGTCGTACAATACAACTCCTTCGTTAGTTAATTCTAATAACCGATCATCTAGTTCTTGCTTGTACACTAACGGTTCGTCATCAACAATTTGTTTTAATGTTGCTGATAAATTATCAACACTTTCTTTCTTTGTGTCTAAACTATCTTGTAACTCTATTGTGCGTGACTTTAATAAATCATTAACATCACTTGCAAGATCATTATTTTGCGGAGCAGTACTTAATCCAGATTTTGCCGGTGCCGGTGCAGATATTGTTGCTGGTGGTTTTAAACTTCCTAACCCTGACTTACCTAACCCTGTAGGTACTCCTTTTGAATCAAAATCTAAAGGATTAGGTATTTTCTTAATAGGTGATAATTTTCCTGACAGTCCGTCGGCGCCGCCACCGCCTCCGCCGCCACCACCACCGCCTGCTCCTCCGCCTGCTCCTCCGCCGGCAGAACCTCCTGTGCCACTAGTTGATCCTGTTACAGTATTAGTTGAAGTCGGTAACCCCGGTGTGTCGCTATATCGACCTGCTTGTGTAGAGGAAGCATCTCTGCTGTCGAGTATTTCATTAACTTGCTGCATTGTAAATGTTTCTGGATCAACACCTTCGTTACCTGCTACACCTAAATCACCTCCAGGAGTACTTGTGCTTCCAGGTGCATTTTCTTGTACTGACATTGTGCCGTTTTCTAATAATCTAGCAACTTTTTTACCTGTTCTAAAATCATAACGATCATCTAATGGGTCAATTATTTCGTATTTGTAAACATCTGTTGCATCCGGTAAATTATTAGGTAATGCAGGTCGATTTCCTGATCCGCCTGTAACTCTCGAACCTCCGCTTCCAAAATTTCTCATTCTAGCTTCAGGAGTATTTCCTTCTTGGCGATACCCGTCGCTACCAACAGGTGCAGTAGGAATTGAAGTTTCAGTTCTACCTTCAGCGGCTGCGTTGCCTTGTGCAGTTGGAATTGTTTCAATTTCTCCAGGTCCTCCACGATAGATATCAATTAGTGCAGATAAAAATTGATCTGCATCGTGGTGCGACTTGTTTAGTCCGTCACCTGCATAAAAACTTTGACCTTTTGTTAAGTTACGCTTAGGATGACTACTAGAAACAATAGATGAACCTGCAGGCATATCATACGGAACTGGACAGCTTGCCCATTCTGCTGCAAGATATTCCATAAACTTTTGGCTGTTTTCAATTTCCTTTTGTGCAGGATCTGGATTTGTCGAAAGCTCTCCGGCTTTCCATTCGTTATATTTGCGTTGTGCTTTGATTTTATCAAGCATCATAATATCTTGAACTTCTGCTGTATAACGAACTTGTGTAGGATCAAATCCTGAACGACGGCAACTTTCTTCTACAACTGCTTTAAGCATTTGATATTTGCCAACTGCCGACGAGCGCCAGGTTTTCATGTACGAATTCTGGAACTGTAAAACTTCACCAATAAGCATTTGAGTTAATGGGTGTGTTTCTCCGCCATATATCATGTCATAAGTTCCTGCTTCGTGTTTCGCAACAAGACGCAGAAGTGCTTTATCTTGATCAGTTATCTCATATGACATTTATTAACCAGCTCCTCCGCTTTGTGCTGCTCGTCTAGCCTGTCTTCTTAGATACGCTTCACTATATTGACGACCTTCTGTTCTATTTACAGGAGGACGGGTGCCAGCGGCTTGACTTGTGGCCGCTGAAACTCCAGCAATTGCTGCTTCTCTTGCTCTAAAACTTGCTTGAGCTGCTGCTTGTGCTGCTTGTGAACTAGCGTTCGCTGCGGCAGCAAGTGCAGGATCAACTTGCCCTGCTTCAAACCCTAATTTTAACGGAAACACTCCCTGAACTGTATCTCTTACAAGACTTGTTCTGTCACCTTTAGTGCTTTGTGCTACAAATTGTCTTAATTCAGGATTTGCTTGTATAAAATCTGATACATTTGAAACTTTTCCAGCTACTAATTCTTTTACACCTTCTTCAATTTTTCCTGTTATTAGCAATTCTTGCGTTCGAACTACATCTGGTCCAGACGTAACTGCATTAACTGTATTAGTTACTATAGATTTAATTTCCGATACAGCAGATTGAGCTGCTTGAGATGCTTGAGCTGCTGCCAAATCGCTAGGTGCGCTTGCTGCTGCTCCGCCGCTGTCTAAACGTTTTTCTTTAGAAGCTAGAATAATTGGTGTTTTATTTCCAGTTGTGCTTTCGTCGTTTTGTCCTTTCATACGTATCATTTTAAGCGTTTGTTTAAATTGTCCTCCTGCAAAATTTGATTGTGCGCTAATTACTCGATACAATCCACTAAACTGTGGAACTAACACCGGAAAATCCATTAATGATCCTGCGACTTGATAGTCTAAAGGAGATTTAAAGTTTAAAAGTATGTAAACTTCGTTTCTCATAAATTCCATTGCACCATCAGCATTTATAGTAGGATCTTGAGGAGCTGCACTATAGTTTCCTAAATCTGTTGGTAAAAAATACGGATCTCCCCATATTTCTATCTCAGCACTAATCATATCAATTTGACTGTTTACTAATCTTTCATGGAACATTTGAGCAATACGTGCTTCTGTACCGTGTGCTGTAGGTTTAGGAGCGCCGCCAGAACTAGGTGCACCAGGAGAGGTAAATTCTGCGGGTCCTGTAGGATCATTAGTTGAACAAGGGGCTTTTGGACGAGCAATTTCAGAACCTTGTTGTTGTCCGCTATTTGTAGTTTCTTGATTTATGCTTTCTCTACCTTGTGCCATATCAGCACGTAGACTATTAAAAAATGCATTATTAAAGTTAATATCAAAATTTAATACATCTTCATTTTTTCCAGTGTAAATGTAGTTGTATTCTTTTTTTACCATAGATTTCAAAGAAGAAACACTCGACGGACGTTCTCCTGCGCTTAATGTAGTAGCTTCGTGAGGAGTAAAAGGTTGAACACAATACACATAAGTTCTTCTAGGTCTACCTAATTCACATTCCATTGTTTTATCATTGTCAATAAATGTTAAGGTTTCAATTCTAAACCATTTCTTAAAACCCTGGACGCTTTCTTCTTTTGCAACGTCTCTTGCGTATGCAGAGTTGAGCATCACAGTTTCAATAATATTTGTAATTTTATCATTTTGGCTAAATTGATAACTTCTAGCTTTATTTGCTGTTTGGCTTTCGTTGTTTTGTCTTTGATTTGTTTGGGTTTCTTCATTATTAACACTAGATGCATCTGGCATAGGTTGTGGTGCACCGTCTCTAGAGTCTTCTAATAATAAACTTCTACCTAATTCATTCATATTATTGATATCAGAAGCATATGCTTTTAGATACAAATAAGTATTTGGTGCATTAGAACTAATTACAGGAATAGCACTTTCTTCAGTGTCGGGATCAGATAAATCTCTTTGTTCAGCTTGTCCTTGACGTATTCTTTCTTGTTCCTCTGCCTTCATTGTAGCTCTTAATGCACTTAGGTCTACATTTTGGTTTTTTATCGCATTTACTAAGCCATTCTTGTCCTTAGGAAATGCAATTAAATATCTGTCATATCCTTTGATTAAGTTCTTGTTTTCTAATTCTTCAATACGGTCATTAAGAATATTTGCAACAGAATTTTTTCCAGATTCTAACACTTCGTGAACACTAGATCCTGATGCATTAATAGAAACTTGTGCTTGGTTTGCAGTATCTGTTAAACCTGTCTCGTTATAAGGAATAGCTTTAGTTCTATATACACTGCCTTGATTTGTTACTTCAAAATCAGTGTTAGTAAATTTTATTGGGATATAAAAAGGTTTAATTGATGAAGACACATCATTGCCGTTATCGTCCCAGCCTACAAATTCAAGTTTTAAACAAAACGGAGCATCAACATAATTTTGGTAGCCTGCCTTTTGCGATGCAAGTAGCAGTGCCTCAATGTATTTTCCCATACTATAAGGTTCTGTTACAGTAAATTCGATATTAGTGCCTAACGCAGTACCGGTATTTGAGTTTGGAGAAAGTATTGCTTTAATATCAATGTCGTCAATATAATATTCTGCATCGTTATCAGGTAATTCATCTCTTGTTTTAACTCTTGTGCTGTATCCTGTTGTTCTTAATCCGCCACCTGATTTTACAACAAAGTATTTAAAATCTGCACCGTTTCTATAACTAGTAGGATTATTATATTGAGACGAATCAAGTATTCCTAATGTAGCAATATAATTATACGAATTAAAATTCCTTAAAGGATTTGGAATTCTATTACCTGTTTGAGAAAGAGAACCTCCTGACGAATTGCTAGTAATTGATGAGCCAAGGAGACCTCCTAAAAAACTTAGTGGATCATTTTCGAGTTTAACTCCTTCGATGTATGATTTAGCTCTATCAAATTCGCCGCCAATAGCACCGGCTAGTTCTTGAAAATTTTGACTTACAAGTTTTATAGGATTAAATGCACTAATAGAATCTGCAAATGTTCCTGAACTAAACGTGCCGCCTGAAGAAAAACTTGTAAAACCTAAACCGTCTAACTTAGAACTTAGTGCTGAACTAATTTTATTAGGATTAACACTTAAATCTGAAAAATTTCCTAATGCACTACTAACTCTATTAAATGATGCGTTTAAGTCTCCAGCTAGTGCAGAAGCATTAATATTCCCACTAGATAGAGTATTGTTTAATGATCCACTTAATTTATTTAATGTTGCAGAGATATTACCACTAGCTAGTGAAGAATTTAATTGATTTCCTAAGCTGTTAACTCCACTAGTTTGTAAATTTAAAGAAGATATTCTATTGTTTAATTGTGATGCAGCAGAATTTGCATTTCTTAAAGATGAATTAAGACCATTCGAAAACTGAGAATTTAGTGATTTAGAAAAATCATTGAGTCCTGTATTAACTGCCTTAGAAATGCTTGACAATGTCAATGCCATATTATGCTCCTAATATTTCTCTAAGATGTTGTCCTTGTGGCAAATATATCTTTGTACCTGCTACAAAATCATATATAGGATCTTTTATAATATCCATATTACGCTGTGCAAACACCCACCAAAGTTCTCTTTTTCCGTATAAGTCGTGTGCTAACAAATCTGGTCGGTGTGTATAAGCTGGCAAAATTTCGTAAAGAATATCATTTTTAGATTCCGGAACTGGACGTATTTTTAATAAATCTAGATATCCTGACTCTAATAATTTTGTATTAGCATATGGTCCGAATTTAGATAACATTATACAAAGCCCTCCGGTTTATTAACAAAATCACCTTTTGCAAACGATTTAAGATCAAATTTAGATACAGCTCTCCTTGAGTAGTTTGGTGAAACTGTAACTGTTATAGTACTTCTAGTAGGAACATAATTTGGTTTTGGATCTCCTGATATCGTCGCTGGAATATAATCAATGTCAGAACCTAATTCAATTTGGAAGTTTTTAATTAATACAGGAATATCGTTTAATACGTATTTTCCGTATCCGTTAAGACGCGACAATAAAGGTGGATTTCCGATATGGGCGCCGTTACCATAAAACATCTTTGTCATTGTTCTTAAAAAATGTACACACGCTAACCAGTATAATGCATCACTTGTATTTTCAATATAAAACTCTCCCATAAGAGTAATGTCATCAACTTTGCTACTCTGGTAAGCATGGAAAGCATAATTACTATGTGTAGGAGCAATTTCACTATAGTTTGCACTGTGTTGTAACATAACTGTTGGCGTGAAAGGAAATACCATTCGTTGTCCAGTTTCTCTTAATGGAGCAAGAACCATACCTTCTTGTATTTGTGTAGGAACAGACAAGCTAACTCGCCAATCGTTTTCACCTGCAACTGAATTTGATGAAACTGTTGCTTGTGTAGGTTGTGGCTTGCTAGGATTTGCACCATCAGTTACACCTTGTAGTGCATTGCCTGCCATCCTAATAGATGACCCTACATTAAAGGCAGAACTAGTATTTTGAAATATGTTATCTATGTTTGATAACGCACTGCTTGCTAGTCCAACAGCAGAACCTAAAGGAGTTGATTTTAAAAAACCGCCAATACTAGAGGAACCGACAGATGATAGTGTTTGGTTTAAATTTCTTGAAACTGAAGAAATGGTAGACGACACATTTGAAAAATTTTGTGTTGCACTACTTACTGCGTTTGCAAGATTGTTAAATGCTCTGAATAATGCCATAGTAATCTCCTACTAGTATTTAGTTGACAAAATTAACTGCATATATTATAATAACTATATTATTAACGGAGATACCATGAGACCAAGGAATTATCTAAACAACAAAGACATTTTACTCGAAATACACAGATCAAAAAATAAATTTTGCAGTTATACTGACGAACAATACGCTAATTATGATATAATTTTACCTGATATTGAAAAAATTAACATCAGGACTATTGCCGAAGCAAAACGAAACAAAGCTAAACGTCTTAGTACTTCTGATTACGAAAGACGAAAAATGGCAGGAGAAAAGGTAAAACAAGCAGACTGCGAAGTTGATTATAAAAGTATTACAAAAGAAGAACTTATTTTTCGAATTATGACGTTTGATCACATTCCAGAAGAGCCCGGTCGTAAGAAAAATCCTAAAACAGAAGCAGATCGTAAAACAAAACTTAACTTTCCTCCATTTCATCATTACAAATTTAATGATGATGGTGAACTTGAGTTAGTTGGAAAAAGTCATTGGATTGGCGGTATGGAAAACGGACATTTTTCTAAAGATCACGGTAAAGCAACTGATAAACTTGCAATGATGTGGATGAAATTAGTAGATCGTTATGCAACTCGCGGCAATGTTCGCGGTTATACGTACAA